TCTTGAATTTCAATATTCATTTCATTGCAATCATTAATAAAGCATTCATACTTACCGTCACGCCACATCTCTTCCACAACACATGCTTCACACGCATCATGTAGGTTATCAAACACACCCACGACATAGGTGTGATCTTCTCTATCACCCCAACGTAATGCTTCTACTACAAAAAGTTTATTCATAGTTTCAACTCCTCTATTTGATAAGGCTTTAACCTATAGTAAACTATCCATTTATATAATCCTCTATTTCACTTTCAACGTTTTGTTTAGTCACTGCGTCAAATGATAGCTCGTTACCGTTCAATACTAAGTGTTTCAAGTCTGCCACCTTTACGGCCTCACTGGTATCATAGGTCTCATGGACCTCATGTTTTATCTCATAGTAACAGTAAAGCGTCACGTATCCAATGGGCGGTAATTCCTCGACAATCTCTAAGCATTCGTACATATTATCATAGTCTCTCATAACTTAAGGTCCTCAATATCTCTTGTTGATAGGCCATAATAGCTCACTAGAACGTCTATAAGGTCATCTCTTGAATAAGTAATACCTAAGTACTCATAACCCTCTTTAATCGTCTTAATGGCCTCTTTAAGCTCACTGTGTTTAATATTCATAAGTTAATACCTTTAGTTTACTATTGATTAGTTTTCTATCGTTTGACTTGCGACCGTCTAGGGGTTTGACCTTAGTCTTTATCGGTCGTTTGTACTTTTGTTTATCTGCTTTAAGAATCATAATTAATTTGCTCCTTAAATACTACCTCTTGATGCTCATCGCCAAACAAGTTGATCCGGAAAGAACCATAATTTGACTCAATTACTAACGTGTTAACAATGAATTCGTTAGCCGTCCCTTCGTCGTAAATCGCAGTCTCTTGCGTTACTGAAGTAACTTGATACAATGACATATTGTTCATCTTTAAACCTCTTAGAGTGTTAATGAGGACGCCTCACGACGTCCATTTGATTACAATTAGTTGCCTGCGAAATTCCATAGATCTCGTTCGGCTTTTGACTTCTCAAGTGCAATGCTGATTTTACCTAGGTGCAATTGTTTAAAGCAGCGTTGGTCCTCAATACCAAAACCACGGCTTTTAACTTTACGTAACGCCACAAAGCCCGTAAATTTACCGATTGCAAAACGTGTGCGTCCATTGGTATGGTCAGAGATGCGAACATTTAAGAATTTAATCATAATATTTAACCTTTGTTTATTTTAGTTAATGCGTTAGTGCATTGTGTAGTACTCTAGATTATCTAAAGTACTATGTCAATAGACTATCACAAATTATTTAACCATTGAGCACATTCTTTCAAGCCGTCAAAGTATAGCTTTTGGTCATTACCTTGTAAAACTATCTCGGCACGTCCATACGAATAGACATCAAACCCGTGATTGTTCGCAAGTGTTATAAAGTCAAGTAGTAACATATTAAAACTCCCTCGCAATTACAAAGCCGTCGCCACGTGCTACGACATACTCTAATATTTCATATATAGACACATCGGAATAACACTCTTTAAGCTCCTCTAGACTTTCGTACTCGTTAAACTCGCAACGTATAGCGACGATATCTAATTCAATGTTTGATCCAGTTTCCTCGGATAATTCCTCGAGATACTCGGCTAATGCATAAGCTCCTTCACGTGACCAGTTTGCCCAGTCATCTTGTAATAATTCATCTGCAATCATAGAGGAAGTTTGTTTAATGTATATCATAATGTAATACCTTGTTGTTTGTTAATTGAGACCCTACGATATTGTAAGGCCTTTGGTTTGTCAATAGTTACTTTGTATTAAATTCTACGGCTATATCATACGTAGGTAGCTTAATACCGTAGTCATCATACAAGCTGATAACGGCACTGTATCGCTTAGTACGCCAATAAACAGCTCTTTCAATATTTTCCTCGGCACGGAACTCTTGACTCATTAATTCACAAACTTCAATAGTATTGATTAGGTCCGCTAAGTTCTGTTGTGTCTCTGTAGTTAATGTTTGCATGTGTATATATCCTAATGGTTAATTATGGGTTGCCCCGTTGACTTGGTTCCCATTATCCACACAATCGAATAACAACATATCCGACCAGTTAAACTATTTGATAATCCTTTGATTTTCCTAGGTTTTTAGTTACCTGTGATTATCCTGTGATTACCTAGGATTGTACAAATAGTATACAATATTATAGGCCTGTGGTTGTCCATATAGGTAGTCTAGATAGGCATGGTTCTAATGGTGGTCTATAGGTGGTCTATAGGTGGTCTATAAGGTAGTCATAAGGTAGTCATAAGGTCCCTATGACATCCTCACGTTTACCCTGTGAACACCTGTGGACAACCCTGTGTATAACCTGTGGATACCTGCCTGTGAGTATCCTGTGCATATCGTATGTATAACCTTGGGGATATCCTGTGGACAGCCTGTGGGTAACCCTGTGGACAAACCTGTGGACAACCCTGTGAATAACCTGTGGATAAACCTGTGGAAAACCTGTGGATAACCCTGTGGATAAGCCCCGGGGAGGGGACTAAGGGGTGGGGATTTCTTAAGGGTGCCCCATAGTTTTACAAAAGGGTGAAATTGACTACAAAAGGAAGTCAAAAGTACCAAAAGTTGGTCAAAAAGACTACTTAAGAATACCTAAGAATATCAAAGGTTTACGTAGGTTAGACATAATCATTAAGTTTTTCATAAAATACCAAAGAAATCTCTTGACATTTAGACCAAAATATGTTATAATAAGGGTATCTTAAGACATCCAAAGAGTTAACCATTAAGAATTAAACTTTAATGAATATTCTATAAAGAATTACTCTAAAGAGGTCTTAAGAACTCCTAAGAACAGACCTCAGGTCGCCCCTGAGACAATCATAAGGTAATAATTAATGTCAAATACTAATGAGGATAAGTCTATCCCTGAAGAGCCTAAGAAAAGAGGCCGAGGTAGACCTAGAAAGACTGATATATTGTCTAAAAAAGAAGGTGGTCGTAAGACTATGGGTCGTCCTAAGGGTGACGCTACGATTATCAATGAATATAAAGCTCGTATGTTAGCCTCCCCTAAGTCACGTAAGGTCCTAGATACTATCTTTGAGGCGGCCTTGGACAATGAACATAAGAATCAATCAGCGGCATGGAAGTTAGTCATGGACCGTATAGCGCCTGTAGCAGCCTTTGAGAAGGATATCATCAAGAATGGCGGTGGTAATGCTATAAGTATTAATATCACTGGTGTCGGTGGTGGTGTCAAGGTAGGTAATGATGTTGTCGATGGTGACTTCGAGGAGGTCCCTAAGGATGACTAAAGTACTCCACGGTAATGCCGCAGTAAACGCAGTAAAGAAAAAAGAAGGACCATTGACCCCTGAGCAACGCTATGTTGTCCTAAAGGAAGGGTATGTCGATGGTGAGTATTTGGACCACAAAGGTATCAAAACTAAAGGCGTAGGTCAAACAGGTAAGTTTATGTTTATGTCCTACAAAGAATCCTTTGACTTCCTAGAGAAGGAACTAACGGCTAAGTTTATTCCTAGCTATCCTCTGTTAACTAAGGACATGCGATGTGTTCTTATGTCAGCTTTCTATCGTGGGGACATACAACAGTCTCCTAAGTTCCGTAGGTTGTTCAATGAGCATAGGTACCTAGAGGCGGCTGAAGAGTTCCTAGACCATAAGGAATACCTAGACCCTAACACTCCTAAACAAATTAAAGATAGAATAAAAGAAGTCAGTGACACTATAAGGAAGTTATATAATGGAACTTGATGTCAAACTACTGAACTGGCAACAGACTGTCATGGCTTCCGATGCTCGCTTTAAGGTTGTAGCTGCAGGTCGTCGTTGTGGTAAATCACGATTAGCCGCATGGACTATGATTATCAGAGCACTTCAAGCACCTAAGTGTACCGTGTTCTACGTAGCGCCTACACAGGGACAGGCTAGGGACATCATGTGGGGATTACTAGAGGAACTAGCGTATCCAGTGATTGCATCTAAGCATGTCAATAATATGGAGTTTAAGTTAGTCAACGGTAGCCGTATATCCCTAAAGGGTGGCGATAGGCCAGACACAATGCGTGGGGTCAGTCTTGAGTATTTAGTCTTAGATGAATATGCCGATGTTAAGCAACAGGTATTCGAGGAAATCCTACGACCTGCCCTAGCCGATAGGAAAGGCGATTGTCTATTCATTGGTACGCCTAAGGGACGTAATCATTTCTATGATTTATTCGTATATGCTACCAAAGGTGAAGATGAGTCCTTTGAAGGTTGGCACTTTACGTCATACGATAATGAAACCCTAGACCCCTCAGAGATAGAGTTAGCCAAGAAGTCTATGTCTAGCCATGCGTTTAGACAAGAGTTTATGTCTAGCTTTGAAGCCCTAGGCTCAGAGATATTCAAAGAGGAATGGGTACAGTTTGACGAGGAAGAGCCTCAGGTAGGTGACTACTATATCGCTATAGATTTAGCAGGATTCGTTGATACAAGCTCTACGTCCAAGAAGAACAAACGCTTGGATAACACTGCAATATCTGTGGTTAAAGTCTCGGAACACGGTTGGTGGATAAAAGAGATTATCTACGGACGATGGACCTTGGACAAGACCGCTGAGAAGATATTTGCTGCTGTAGAGAAATACAGACCAGTGAGCGTAGGTATCGAAAGAGGTATCGCAAAGCAAGCTGTTATGTCTCCATTAATGGACCTAATGAAGCGTAAGAGCCGTTTCTTTAGAATAGAGGAACTAACCCACGGTAACCAAAAGAAAACCGACAGGATTGTCTGGGCGTTACAGGGACGCTTTGAGAATGGTCAAGTGTCAATAAACAAAGGAGACTGGAACGGAGAGTTCTTGGACCAGTTGTTTCAATTCCCTAATCACTTAGTACATGACGATTTAATAGACTCCTTGGCTTACATAGACCAACTAGCTATTGTCTCGTACAACACAGATTTATTAGACTTAGATGAGGACTACGAGCCTCTCGATTACCTCACAGGATATTAATATATGAATGATGAAAGCATTAACTTTGACTCACAAGGTTTAGAACAATGGGTCATGTCTAAATGTGAAGACTGGCGTGACCACTACGAGTCTAACTATCAAGACAAACATGAGGAATACTTCCGTCTCTGGCGTGGTATTTGGGACGGTAGTGACACTATGCGTGACTCTGAGCGTTCTAAGCTCATAGCCCCTGCGTTACAACAGGCTGTAGAGTCCAGTGTCGCTGAGGTCGAAGAGGCTACCTTTGGACGTGGCAACTGGTTTGACATACGTGATGACGTAAAGGACCCAAACAAAGTAGACATTGAACAACTTAAAGCACAGCTTATGGAGGACTTCAAGTTCACTAAGACACGTAAGACTGTCGCAGAGGCTGTCCTTAATGCTGCTATCTATGGTACAGGCATTGGTGAATTAGTCATTGAAGAGACCAAAGAGATGGTCCCTGCGTCTCAGCCTATTATGGAAGGCGCTATGCAGGCTGTAGGTGTTAGTATTAAGGAACGTTTTGTTGTCAAACTGAATCCTGTGTTACCACAGAACTTCCTTATTGACCCTGTGGCTACTTCCGTAGAGGAAGCCTTAGGTGTAGCTATAGACCAGTTTGTACCTACGCATCAGGTAGAACAGTTAATTGAAAAAGGTGTCTACCGTGACGTAGAGCTAGGCGAAGCATACACAGATACGGACATTGAGCCAGACAGAGAACTAGCGTCATTCCCAGAGGACAAAGTACGTCTTATTAAGTACTACGGTTTAGTACCAAGAGACATGTTTAATGAAGCAATGGAAGAAGAACTAGAGGAAGGCGAAGAAGCTGTAGCTCTAAGTGATGATGAAGATAACGATAGTGCTTATATTGAAGCCATTGTTGTCATAGCTAATGGTCAGCTAGTTAAGGTCGAAGAAAACCCTTATATGATGCAGGACCGTCCAGTGGTTGCATTCCCTTGGGATGTCATACCAAATAGATTCTGGGGTCGTGGTGTCTGTGAGAAGGGCTACAACAGCCAGAAAGCCCTCGACACGGAACTTAGAGCACGTATTGATGCATTAGCATTAACTATACATCCTATGATGGCTGTGGACGCCTCACGGCTTCCTAGAGGCATGAAGCCTGAGATAAGACCAGGGAAAGTCTTCTTGACTAACGGTAACCCTGCTGAAGTCCTACAACCATTTAACTTTGGTCAGGTCGGACAGGTAACCTTTGCTCAAGCAGGCCAGTTAGAACAGATGGTGCAACAGGCCACAGGTGCTGTAGATTCCTCTGGTGTGTCCGGAGGTGTCAACGGTGAGGCAACTGCGGCAGGCATTAGTATGTCCCTAGGTGCCATCATTAAGAGACATAAACGTACACTTATTAACTTCCAAGAGATGTTCCTGATTCCTATGATTCAGAAGACAGCTTGGCGTTACATGCAGTTTGTCCCTGAGCTATACCAAGCGCAGGACTTTAAGTTTATTCCTACGTCAAGCCTAGGTATTATTGCTCGTGAGTATGAGGTCACACAGTTAGTACAACTATTACAGA